TTTGTGTGCCAGCCGCAATCGCAGTAGGAACACCTTGCGTTGAATCAATCTGAATTGTCGTATCACTTAATACACTAACGACTCTGAGCCAAACAGTATCAGCACCGTCATTCATAAAGATCCAATCATTTGGTTCTAATTCACTTGTAAATGTCGTTGTTGAACCTGTGATCACATTTGATGTGTAAGATGCAAATGTTCCAGTCAAATTCGATGCAAGATAAATGTGTTCTTCTGGAACAACAATTAGTTCTCGCTCTTGACTTGTAGTGAGTGACCCAGTATAATAGAAATTGTCTGTTGCTGAAACAGTACCAACACCAGTTGTCTGAATCTCTACTTGTGGTGTATGTGTTCTATAATCATATGTGATATTGTTTGCAGTAGCAAGAGGTAGCTTTGTATTTACAAGCAGTGAGTTAAACTCTGGATTCTGAATGATTGCAACATTTGCACCAGAGCCACTGATTCCGGGCTTGGCTTCAAGAATAATGTCAGCGGCCGCTCTTCTTGTGCCATCTGCATAATAGATCGACTTTGATAGTTCGAAACTTTGTCCGAGATCCATGATGATATCGAAAAGATAAATTCTATATCTCGCAGAAGGAGAACCAGGAGCACCACCACCATCGTAAACAAGAGAACGTACTTTCGCCGTTCCTATTTTCTTGTTAGGAGTAGTGATATTACCATCGCTGTAATTTGAACAAGCGTTTGTTTCTATGCTGTGTAGTTCGACAACATCACCAAGTTTGAAATCTATAGTTCCAGCATAGTCGTTGATAAACAAGAAGTTTCCGTATTCAAGATCAAAATATTTGTCAGGAAATACTGCGGTGTCTCTTGCCTTTTCTACTTCAAGGACCGTGTTTCGATTTGTTTTTACACGATAGCCATTGATGTATGCATGTCCTGGATCAATGATGTAATCGAAGAACTGAGCAGAGTTTGCAATGTTTACTGTTGATCTTGTATTGATCTGGAATGGATCAATTACATAGTTACCAGATTCTTCGAATGTCCGAGTGGCCATTTCATCGCCAACGTCAGAGAATGTAGATTTTGGTGATTCTTGTACAAGTTTTCCTTCGCTGAATTTCCAGATTCCTAAAAACTCATCATCATCTTCTGCTTCAGTATCAGTGTATACTGTTAATACAGGCGTGATTACGAGACGATCAGCGCCAGGAGCATTTTCATTTAAGAAGCCAGAAGCATTATCGACAAGATTTGAATCGATTGAACTATTTGAGATGGCTTCAATACTTGAGAAACCAACTTGAATGTTTGACTGTGTGTTTGAATATTTGCTAATAATTTTAAACTGTTCATCAACTCTTGAGAAATAACCTTTCTGGAAGATAGTGCCTTCAGAAATAGACATGCCATATGATACGCCTACTGGATCTTGGAAAGAATCGCCAGCAATTTCGCACTTAGCAACATATTTTCTTGGAATAAGAGCGAGAGTGTTAACGTCTGTTGCAGTTGCACTTAGTGATGTAATTGTAACATAAGGATCAATGTAGTAACCTTCACCTCGATCAACAACCTCAATGTTATTGATTTGTCCAGTTGCAGTCGTGTTTGCAACAGCAGTCGCACCACCACCTGCCCATTCTACGAATGTGGCTTCAGCGTTAGGTGTCGTTGACGTATCAATGATAGATTCGCCGCGAATAAATGTCCAACTATCAGTGTTACCTGTAATCAACTGAGATGTGAGTGGCTTAACTGAAATTACGCGATAGCCATCTTTTACTGTATCACTGTGTGTAATAATTTCGAGAGTCGCGCCTGAAGTGACACCTTCGATTGTGCCGCCCGTTTCGAATTCGCCAGATGCAAATTCTGTACCACCAGAAGTATTTTGAATTTCAAACTGAGCAAGAATAACAACACTATCTGAGTTGGCGAAACGAGTTGACGCATTATCTACGACAACTGATTCTAGTCCTTGATCTGGATTACTGATAACAACAATTTGACCGTTTGCGAATGTATCTTGTTCGCCATCATTACCAGAGTTATTATAATCAAGATATAATGTGTTGAGGTCTGGATCTTGAGCTTGATAGCCCACTGCAAAATCTATTACTACAGCAGACAGATTTGAAGATTCTCTTGTTACTGTCAGTCCCTTATAAACTGCCATGCTGTGCGCCGCGCCATCTACTGTGGTATCAGTCAATTTGATATATGGCACAGATGCTTCGAATCTTGCTTCACATCCTTCGACAATTGTTCCTTTTTTCAGGACTTGTTCACCAAACGTTTCAATCTGTTCTTGCAACATCGATTGAAGTTGGTTCAATTCTCTGGCTTGTACTGCTACTCCTGGCTTGAACAAAAGTCGATAATAGTCCATTGCTTTCGCATTATCGAAATCGTCAAAATAAGGAGAAACTTTGATATCAGTTGTCGTGGGCATTATTTTAAAACTCCAAGATTATTCTTACTTCTTCTGATTGATTTTCATCTCTCGACACAGGTATGTCATTTTGCAGATAGATGATTGTACCTGCCGTTGGATCTAGTTCACCACTATATTTAGCAAAACTTATAGCCATCGATGCTTCAGATTGTTTGCCTATAATTTCTTCGCTTGTTACAAAAGTTCCAAATACATCCGTCAAATAAAGATGAGATGAGTTCGCAAAAAATACAGAAGCATTTGCTGTCGATTCTTCGAGTGAAGAACCTTGGTAGACTCTTTCGTTTTGTTCGAATGTACCAGATGTTGTTCCAATTAATATTTCAGTCTGATTAAATGTGCTAAAGTTGAATGTGTCGGTCGCGCTTCTTTCATTGACATTTAATCCAGCAATTTTTGCACAAGCATATGATGATTGACCTATGATCACTTCATCTAATTCTAAGTTAGTAACATTTCTACCATAGAACTTATTAACGCCCAATTCATTTACTTCGCCTTCACCAACAATTCTTGCGATGTGTAATTTACCAACTGTCGTTGAAAATGATGGAGCATATTTGCAGGTGATCGATGAACTATTACCTACACTGACTACTTCGGAGAAGAAATTACTTGTGCCTAGTGCTAAATCTGTATCATTATTTATATAAACAAAATCGCCTTCTTGAATAAAAGTATCATATGCTGTGTCATCATTGGTTGATATAATAGTAGTATTTCCATTGACGACTGTGACATCACCAGATAATTTCAGTGGTCTGATCTGATAGAATATTTCATTTGCTGTGAATGTTCCATCTGATCCAGGTGAACTGTCAGTTCTTTTTTCAAGTATAATTTCAACGTTGGCAAAATTAGGATCACGGATAATTCCAAATTGTGAGAATCGATTCACGGCAGGAATCGTGCCGCTTTCGTCTTTTACAAATTGCGTGTGAATTCCTACTGCCGCGCCACCTAATTCTACAGCAGTGTTTGAGCCGTGTCCGCCTTGCGGTGGAATGATTGGTCTAATTACAGCAGGCTCTGGAGTTACGATTTGTCCTGAAGACGAAGCAGTCCCGCCGTTTGATGCCGCAGGACCACCAACAAGAACTTCAGCCTGTGCGTAACTGTAATCTTTTCCTACGCTGATCATCTCAACTCTTGAAACGCTGTTAGATGCACCTTCACTAATAATCGCTCTTGCGACTGCGTTAACTGTTTGTGTGCCGTCACTGATAATTTTTACTTCAGGAGACAATTCGAATCTAGTAGTTGCATCTGGTGTAACAGTGAAAGAGTTTGCAACTTCTGCAATTACACCAACGCCTTCTAGAAGGAAAGAGCCAGATATGCGAGAGTATTGACCAGCGCCTGTGCCTTCTGTCAATACAATGATTGTATTCCCGTAGAAGTTTTCCGCTGTGCCCGCTGTATATGGAAGTTTGTAGTACAATGGATTACCTTGCACTTTGATATCAGCGACAGTGAATTGCCCAGAAGTATAGTTATTATAAAATTTACCTGCGGATTCAATTTTAACTACGTCAAGTGAGCCGTTGATTGCATTTGTTTCTACAGTATTATTCGCAACAACTGGAATGTAGTTTTCAGTTGAGAACTTAGTGAATGTATTTGAATCGATTGAGAACATGTATTTCCACTGATAGCCATCAGTAGTCTCATAGTAATCATCGCCTTCAACATACAATGCACTGTCATATTTGACTTCACCGAAGAGTGGTTCTACTGTCGATGGCGCACCATTGTTATTATAAAGACACTTATAAACGTGCTTGAATGCCGCTTCATCAACGACTACGAAATAGTTTTTACTATAGATGTCTTGATCGATATCATCATACTGTGTGTAAACTGTGCCTGAAGTCCAATTGTATCGCTTGATCATGATCTTCATATCGGCTTTTGTTAGTTTTTTACCGAAAATCATGTTGCGGAACGTATTGATGTTAATATCTCTGTTACTAGATGTAGGTTGAGATATATCACCAAGTGTTGTACCCTCAGTGACATTATCACCAACAAACGAATAATAAACAGTATTATCTCTCTCAGAAATCGACTCGACCATCTGCTCTGCTAGATGCGTCTTGAACTCACTTGGTATAATTGTCTTTGGCATTTTTTATTCCGATTATGCTACTGTTGATGAATAGAATGTCTGAGTATTATCGAATCGTGTAACTTGCTCAGATGGTCCCTCTGCAATACCTGCATTAAAGAATACATCAGAATCAACAAACAATACATCTTGAATAATAACTGGCAATCTGATATTAGCCTCAAAGAATTCAGATGTATTCGTAATTCTAGATGAGAATTCTGTATGTTGTGTTGTAAATCCATCGTACCATGTTTGCTGATTAAAGAATACTTCGAAATTCTTCAAGTCAAAATCAGAGGTTGATGAAGTAATAACTATTCCGACAGGTACTTCAGATGTTCCTACATATCTTCCAAATGGTCTATTACCTGCTACGTGAAGAACTTTAATTAGAGTATCTTTATAGTTGCTAAATGGAAGTGCAGTCAGAATCTCATACGAATATTCTTGATAATAATCATTGTCGTGCATGTATTTATCTGAACTTAGGAAAGATTTTCTGTTCAAGAAATAGCCTTCACCAACACCTTCTCTCTCAAGTTTCGATGTGAACTTAACTGTTTTATCAAAATCTTTTTCTGAATGTCCAGTCAACACTTCATCGTCTCTGTATCCAAAACCTGAACTTACGATGTTGACATTTGAAACGAAGCCCGTGCCAGAGAATGCTTCACTTAACACGTTTGCATTTAGACCCATTTGTGTGCCGCGTCTATCGACTTGTGTTTCTGTAACAGTTGTCGTGATACCAGTCTGTGTTGATACAATCAACTCGCCATTCACAAAATCACTGTCAGGACTTAAACGTGTCGCATATAATATACCAGCATTAATTTCATGTCTAAAGATTCTAGCTTTCGTTCCAGACGTTTGTCCTTCGATTACTTCACCGACTACAAAGTTTAAGCCTGTGCCGTCATTATACGTTATTTTAAAATCAAATTCTTCACTGCCATAGTGATAAACTTTAGGCTCGTACACAACAAAGAATGGATCGTTAGGATATCCTTCGCCTGGGTTGGTAACAACAATGCTCTCGATTGATCCTACTGCCGCGTTTGAAAAGTCTAGTGCTTCTGAAATGATATCATTAAAGCCTCGACCAGGATTCAAATCTAGTCCATAAGAACTTGCCGCAATCGCGGTTGAGAGTTCAACTTCTTCAATTGGCTGTGGGCACCATGCATTAGGCAAAACCACTTCTTCATTGAAGCCACTCAATCTAATATCAGCGGCTGTTGTGAATGTTTCATAGCCAGTGATTACCATTTCTGTATTTGTTGAAAGACCGTATGAATTTCCTTGAGGATATATTCTTCTCGTTGTATCAATCACACCAAAACGAATGTTTTTAATTTTTTCGATTGAAAAACTAGTACCATCATTCTGTCTCTCAACAGACAAATCATTGCGGAAGAAACCAGCGTTCTTTCTAATGCCTGCGCTGTATGTAGATGTGACTGCATCAAATGATACATTCACAACATCAGCGTTTGCAACAAATCGAGTATACGCTTCTCCGTGATCTGTCTGATAAATGTAGTATTGCTCTAATACTTCACCTTGATTTAATTGTATATTGCTACTTTGGCTATATTCAATTGTAAAATCTTCGGCAGTTGCAATGATATTTGCAGTCGCAGTTCTATCAATTGGAATACCAATAATATCAGCCGATTCAGCATTGCCTACACTGTAAGCAGTATTTCCTGTGCTGTTTACAATTTCATTTTGATCAGGATAAAGTCCTGAGTTATAATTCAAAATAACGGTGCAGTTGTTACCGATGATATTTCCAGATGAAACAATCTTACCTTGAAAATATAAAATGTTACCAGCACCGTATACATAGAGTTCTCTATTTGTGCTAGTGAATTCTTCAATATCAGTTGCATTCTCAATGATCAATTCAACGAGGTCTTGTTTGATAGATTCAAATTTAGGTATGAATTCATTCTTTGCAAAATACTTTGTATTCGTCACGTTAACATTCGAAGCAGTCAATACAGCTTCAGATGATAGAATGATTGCTTCATCAGTGTATCCATATCCAGGATTGATGAGATCAAATTCTACAACACCAACTTTAGTTTCTGTTTCACTGACAACAGCAACACCTTTCTTGCCAGAGCCATCAACGATTTTCAGCCTCTCTCCTGCAACAAAATTTGCATCACTTGATTCTACTGTAAGAGAAGAGAGTGATCCAAGTATTTTTGTCGTGATATTTATAGGCGCGCCTAGAGTTGCTATCTGTTCACTTGTTTGAAAATTACCTACAACATTTGAAATGTAGAGTACACTTATTTTGCGGCTGCCTTTCTTCGTCTTTACAAGTCTCTCAGCGAATGCATATGCACCGCTGTCTGAACCGCGAATGTTAAAGCCTACCATGTTGATTAGTTCTGGATGATCTTCGACCTCAAGATATTTTACATTTGCAAATTCATTATCAGAGAGTTTAAATACATCGTCACCAGGATAATAGACTTTTGCTTCAATGCCGTGAATGAGTTTAAAGAACAGATCGATAGATCGCGGTGTGCCTTTCGAACGATAAAAGTCAAGTGAGTTTTTAATGAAAAGTTTTTTGTTCGATGCGATTGAGAACTGAATGTTAGAAAGATATTTTGTTTTGAAGAAGAGAATAAACTCATCGAGTGTTTTATCGATGTCTCTATATTCTGGCAATCTTCTGCCGTGATACAATGTTTCTCTATCACTCTCAAGCCACTCGTAATACGCTTTTACAAACGCAATGAAAAGAGGTCCTTCCTGCTTATAGAAATCAGGAAACTGACTCTCGATATACGGGCTTATAAACTTTTCAACAGATTTCACTTAGATTCTTACCTGTTCTACATTGACTGAAATATCAGTATCTCTGATATTTAGAATGGTTCTTTTAACACAAGAAATATCTTTTGTTTTAGATCGAGCAAAGATATCTAATCTGTTTCCTTTTACCTTATCTGGCTTGAATGATTTAATTTGCAAAAAGCCAGTATCATAATTGACATCACCGATTTCTTGTACTACACTATGCGTTGCACCTTGAAGTGCCATAATTCTTAATTTACCTTCACCGTCATCTTCAATGAAGCATTCTACACCGTTATAGAAGAAGATACTTGAATTAATAATAGAGATTTCACTGTCTGGGTGATCACCACTTAACTGTCCAATATCATCTTTTAATGTCAAAGCAAAATCAATATCGTAGTTTGTTTCAATATTTATCTCTGGAGTAATGCTCTTGATTGCAAAGATGTCTGTATCGTTACTCACAATCGAAGGATGCGACAAGTCAATACCAGCAATGAATTTACTGTAGAACAGTGTCTTGTTGAAGCCATTCAAATTAATTGAGGCGTAATCTTGAATACTAGAAGTAACGATTGAACGAATGTCTTGTGTTGTCAATTCAGTTTCGTTAACGTTATACTTGACTTTACAATCAACCGATACATAAGTATAATCAGGTGTCGTCAGAACAGGATCTAATCCAAGAGGACTTCTTTCACGTATGAACTTCTCGTATGTTCTTCGATTCGAAGGCGGCAATACGTCAGTCTGCTTTAAGTCAATCGCAACAATCACTTTACCGAATTGCGGTGGATTCTGTTCTTCGCCACCGTATGCTGATACAGCGTTAATTTCTGAGAAGTTTTGCTTTAACAGTGTCTCGTAGTCTTCTGCGGTTACCACACGTTCCTGTGTAGTAAATGCTCTTGGCGCATTAAATTTAATTGATGAGAGACTTTCTGAAACGTCACCGCCAGTAGCAGGCTGTGTGACTTGAATGTTAGTAACAAGCGCAGTGCCAATCTTACCATCAGCAGTAAACTTCTGAATGCCATTTGGAAGTTCACCATTACATGCTCGATATTGTAGAACGATGATTGCGTCTACCTTTGGCTTTCTACCAATTACATTATCACCGAAGATAATTTCATACCTTTCATTCTCAATGCCTTGAACAAAGAAAACTTGAGAGTTAACACCGAGTCCGAACAATGAGTCTGCTCTTTTATATGAATAAACTTTTGATCCGTTATCTTCAATCACTGTGACAAACAAACTGTTTGTATCTACGTTTTTATTATTGATTACATATCGCGTTTCTTCTTGATCATTGAAGACATATGATTCTGATACGTAGTCGCCTTCGTATAATTCAAGATTCTCTGCGGTAAAGATATTGTTGCCTTGACTCACAGCGATTACGTTATCACTTGTTACGAATGTAAAGTTTTTATTTCCATCGAAGCCAGTGAATGCTGTGCCTCTAGGAATATTAACAGACGCGGCAACAGGATCATTCATCGTTAAATTAACAACTGCTCTTGATGAACGGAATGATCTAGGAATGTAATTTAATTCTTTAGCATGAGATACTACAGAATCACGCAAAACCGCACTATCAAGAAACATCTCGTTGCCGATCATGTTTAGATAGAAGGCATTCAGGTTTGTATTGTATGCAAGAATGTCTAGCAATACGTTAATATTAGATGCTTCAAAATCGTAGTCCCTAAAGATTGGCTGATCTTTGAGATGATTCTTTAGATTCTCTTTGATCGCACTAAAATCTAGGGTCGTAAAATTTGTGCCTACTTGATTTGACATTTTATCTGACTCTGCTTAAAGTTAAATTTAATTCTTCTCTGCCTTGGCTGTAGTTGTTCACGCTAAAAATTATTTTAGCATCTACAGAAAGATTGTCTTCGTTTAGATTTATAATAACGTCATGTAGCTCGACTCTCGGCTCATATTTTTTAACTGTAAATTCAATTTCATGTTTTATTTCACTGACTTCTTTCTGTGACATCTGCTCGAAAAGAAAATGTCCTACGTTTGATCCAAAATCTGGTCTATGAATTCTATCATATTTTTTAGTCAGGATAAGATTTCGAAGTGCCATTTTAATCGAGTCTTCATTCTTTCTTCTTGATATTTGACCTGTACTAGGGTGAGGCAAAAAACTCGTCAAGAAATCGCTGAAGAGATCAGTGCTACCACCCGTCTGTCTGTACTCGTCATTATTTCTGGGAGGTCTAGTTGTAACTGACATTTTTATCCTCTTTTATTTATGTATTTATAAGCTGTTACTTATTTATCCGCCTATAAAAACGTTACCTGAACCAGCCGCGATGACACTACCACAATCAACTGCGTCACCGATTCTAGCCGCTCTCTTTCCATTTATTTTGACTGTGCCTGAGCCAGCCGCAATTTTTCCGCTGTGTGTTGTGACACATGAGTGTGGATCTAATGCATGATTAAATCTCGCCGCGCGCTTGCCATTTATTTTTACGTTACTAGAGCCAGCGATAATAGGTCGACCTGAAAAACAACCATGTCCAGAACAAAGATCATCTTTACGTACGGCAGGTGGCATTATGGATACACTCTCTTAATGTAAGTTTTAATTTTATTGAGATTATTTTCGACTCTCAAAGTATATGTTTCTGTTGTAGATTCGCCTTCTGAATCTGTTCCTGTCACAGTGATCGTGACATTTTTTATATTTGACGATGCGCCTGACATTGCTAGTAACTCAATCGTATTTGGATTGACAGGCACATTATCTAAATCAAAGTTTGTAATCGTAGTCGGCGTAGATTCATTTGTATTTGATCCACGCGGTATATAAGTCATCGAACACTGTGGAAAAGTATCTTGCGTATACTCACCCGATACTGTCGCCGAAGAAGTTCCACTACCAGCACTCACTCTTTGTTGCTGTGTTACTGGATCAGTTTCATTATACGACACCGAAGTTGTAAGACTTACCATTGTCGCTGTTCCTGTCTGCACTGGTGGATCAGATGTATCAT